ATGAAAAAGCTGTTATTCATTCTGCTGATGGCCTGCTGTGTATGGCAGGCATGGGAATGCACCCATCCTCAGCCTGTAGACCGCTACGTGGTCCGTGCAGTTGCTACTGCTGGCGACACGCTCTGGAATATCGTTGGCGACGTCATGGACCGCGAGGGTGATACGCGCGATGTGCGCGAAGTCATCCACTATGCAAAAAAAATCAGCAACTTGAAGGGCGACCTGCAGCCTGGGGACATCGTATTGATCCCCATTGAGGTTGCTGCATCTAAATGAGAACCGATGAGCGCGGCGTCCACTACGTAGACTGCATGTTTTGCGGTGCCGAGTGGATAGTGAGCCGCTTTGTTAAAGAACCGTATGCGTGCCCTTATTGCAGGGCTATGTATAAAAAATTTAATCCACCACAATTAAAAAAGAAAGGTAAGGTGCAAAAATGATTAGAACGAAAACCCAAATTTTCATTCAGCGTTTGAACCTTGAAATGCAGAGCTTGCGGGAATACGCAGCTTTGCTGGAACGCTGGAATGAGGACGACAACCAAGACGAGGTCCTGCAGGAGGCGGAACTTGATGTCATTGACCGTATCGGCTCAACGCTCAAAGAGATGCGTGAGCTGCAGTCTCATGAATGGTCTGCTATGTACAAAGCTCTGCAAGATTCCGCAGAAAAGAATGCTGCTGATGGTTCCGGTATGCCAAAAGAAGGCTCCAGTATGCCGAAAGATGGCGCTTGCAAGGAGGCTGAGTAATATGGCTAGTGTATACGAGCTTGATGCTAAAATCTCTAGCTGCATCCAGCTGGATGAAGAGCACGTCGTCAGCGTTGATGACGGCGAAGTACTGAACCTGCAGCAATTCGAAGCTCTGCAGATGGAGCGCGGGCAAAAAATTGAAGGCCTGTGCTGCTACATCAAAAACACGCTTGCTGAAGCAGAAGCAATATACGCCGAAATTAACGTCCTTAGTCGTCGTGCTGAAGCACATAAAAAAGAAGTCGAGCGTTGCAAGGCTTATCTGGCCGGTGTGTTATACGGTGAGAAGTTTGAAACACCACGCTGCAAGATTAGCTGGCGTAAGTCTGAGGTGTGCAACGTGCTGTCTATGGAAGAAATTCCTGATGAGTACAAGCGCACGAAGGTTACTGTAGATGCTGACAAAACGGCAATCAAGAAGGCCATCAAAGCCGGCGCTGAAATCCCGGGCGCAGAAGTTATTCAGAAACTGAACATGACTTTGAAATAAAGGAGTGATTTTATTTTATGGGAACACCAGTATTGATCCTGGGCGCGTCAGGCTCTGGCAAGTCCACGAGCCTGCGCAACTTTGAACCGACGGAAGTTGGCGTGTTCAACGTGGCGAGCAAGCCGCTGCCGTTTAAAAAGCGACTGAACGTCGTGAATCATGCAACGTACCAGGTTATTCAGAAAACGTTGGCGAAGAACAACCTGCGTTGCTACGTTATCGATGACTCGCAGTACCTCATGGCGTTCAACATGTTTGACCGCGCGAAGGAGGTCGGGTACCAGAAGTTCACCGACTGCGCGCTGAATTTCTACAATCTTCTGGCGCTGATCCGCGACTTCACGAGCGAGGACACCATTGTTTACCTGCTGCATCACATCGATCGCGACGATTCTGGCCACATCAAAGCCAAGACCAGCGGTAAAATGCTGGACAATCAGCTCACTCTCGAAGGCCTATTCTCCATCGTGCTGCTGGCGGAGACCGACGGTAAAACGCACTGGTTTACCACGCAGAGCGATGGCTTTACTCCCGCGAAGTCTCCGATGGAGATGTTTCCTGCGAGAATTGATAACGACCTGAAAGCTGTTGATACGGCTATTCGTGAATATTATGGATTTATTGAAGGGAAAGAAGAAAATGAGAAACATTAATTGGAATCAGGTACAAGAATCGAATGGAGCCTTTGAAATGCCGCCTGCCGGCGGTTATGTGTTAGCGATTTGTGGCATCAAAGATGTTGTGCCTAAAGAGTCCGGAAAAGCTGAATATCTGCAATGTTTTTATGATATTGCGGATGCTTACGAGTCTGATAATAAAAAATTTGTTGGTTTCTTTGGTAAACGTAAAGAGGAAAAAGGCTGGGAACTCCCTTCCTTTAAATGCTATTTATCTGATGCTGCTTTGGGTTTATTTAAACGTTTCCTTATAGTTATTGAAAAATCTAATCTTGGTTCTGGTTTTATCGCTGATAAATTTGACAATCAGGAACAAAAATTGGTTGGTTTTGTTCTTGGGGCTGTGCTTACTAATCGCGAATATTGGAATAGAAATACTAATAGATTAGCTATAGCGCTTGATGCAGACTGGAAAAATATATATCCTGTTAGCCAAATCATGGCAGGTGATTTCAAGGTGCCGCCTATTAAAAAATATGAAGGCGAGATCCCAGCTAATAATGCAGCTCCTGCGTCCTATGCACCTTTCAGCAGTGTAAACGATGTGGAAATCCCGTTCTGAGCTGCATCTTGACGATATCCGTCCTTACCTTGTGGGAGCCAAACAAAAAGGCGGACATGTTACTGCTACCTGTCCCTTGTGTGGCAAGGCAGGGCATCTGCATATCGACGAGAAGAACGGCACACTGCTGGTCTATTGCCAAAAGTGCAACGCTCCCGGCGCGGACATCCTGAGAGAGTTCCGCCGTCTGGGAGCAAAGCCTGCCGAGCCGGAGCCTGTTGATTATAAGACGGCAAAGCCTATTGAAGATTACCGTCATATCTACCGTAACCCAGATGGCACGGAGGCTTATTACAAGCGTCGCCGCAAATGGGCAGACGGTCACAAGGTTTTTGGTTTTGCCTATATCAATGCCGAAGGGCGCACGGTGTTTACCAAGCCTGAAGGATGCAACAACCTCTATAATCTTGACCTGCTGCAAAAGCATGAGCATAAGGTGCTCTACATCGTCGAGGGTGAGAAGTGCGCCGACGCCATGACGCAGCACGGGCTGCTGGCGACTACGAGCAATACCGGAGCGCAGAAGGCAATCAAGCTCAGCGCGACGGACAAGGCACTGCTGGAATCTTATGCAGAGCGCATTGTTATTCCGGACAATGATGAGAAGGGCACTGATTATGCTGCTGCCTGGCAGGGGGCGAAGGTCATGGACATCACTAAGCTGTGGCCTGACTGCCCGCCTAAGGGTGATATTGCGGATTACTTTGCTGCCGGTGGCACAGCCGAAGCAATCGAAGCCTACGAGTGGCCTGTGGTGCTCTCTCTGGACAGAGAATTCTTTGAAGGGTGCGACAGGTTCAGCCTTATCGATGAGGCGCTTCTGGAGGCGATAGCGGCGCTCACAGAGCCGTCCAAGCGTCAGCAGGTGCTTTCCATGGCGAGGTTCCGTGCCGGGGAGCTGTGCTGCAAGAGGGAGTTTGAGAGCTGCTGGAAGGCGTACCTGCAGCAGCAGGCAGCTAAAGGGATTAGGTCAGATAATCTGACAAAATTCCCGCAGCAGCTGTTTGCCTTGCGGTGTGGCAACTGGAACACATCAATTAATGGCGTGTATCGAGCGGTACAGGTCGGGACAGAATATAAAAACGAATACGCGAGTCCCATCCCCATCATGCCGACGGAGCTGCTGGTGAACGTGGAGGATGAAACGGAAAAAATCCGGCTTGCGTATTTTAAAAATGGCACGTGGCAGAGCGTGGTGGTTCCACGCTCTGTGCTGGCCAACAAAAACAAAATAATTTTACTGGCAGACAACGGCGTTGAAGTCAACAGCGACAACGCCGGCCTGCTGGTGAAGTATCTGGCAGAGGTCATCGCCATGAACCCGGACATCCTGCCGCGGGTAAAGTCCATTGATCATATGGGCTGGTCCGATGCGGGCTTTGTTCCGTACACAGACGATGTCAAGCTGGACTGCGAGGACCAGTACAAATCTCTGGTACAGGCAGTCTCCAGCAAGGGCACGCTGGAAGAATGGGCGGCCTACGTCGCCCCGCTCCGGCAGAATCTGTATATGCGGCTGATTCTGGCTGCATCGTTTGCGAGCGTGCTCGTGGAGCGCGTGTCTGCATTGCCGTTCGTCCTGCATCTGTGGGGCGGAACCGGCAGCGGCAAGACTGTTGCTATGATGGTAGCTGCGTCCATCTGGGGTAATCCCGGCATGGGCAAGCTGGTTAGGACCATGAACATGACGGTCAACTCGATGATGAGTACGGCCAGCATCCTGCGCAACCTACCATTCTTTGGCGACGAGCTGCAGACAATCAAGTCCAGATTCGAGAATTACGACACGCTAGTCATGCGCGTCACTGAAGGTCTTGACCGCGGCCGTATGACGAACGCAACATTTCAGCGGCAGAAGTCCTGGCTGAATTCGTTCGTGTTTACCGGTGAAGAACCGTGCACGAAGTCTCAGTCTGGTGGCGGCGTGAAAAACCGCGTCATTGAGATTGAGTGCGATCAGCAGATAATCGCAAACGGCAACGCTGTAGTTAATTTTATCACGCAGCATTATGGCTGCGCTGGCAAGGTGTTTATTGAAGCTCTGGAAGGGAAGAAGCTTGCGGCTGATTACAATGAGATTATGCGTCTGGTATTGGAAATCACAGATACCACCGAGAAGCAGGCCATGGCGATGGCACTCATGCTGCAGGCGGATGCTATTGCGAGTAAGGCTATCTTTGGCACTCCTGGCGATGTGCTGTCGCCTGAGGACATCGTTGGCTTTGTTAAAAGTAAGGCTGAGGTTGATGTGAGCGAGCGGGCCTTTAACCTTATTGTTGACGTCATCGGTGCCAACGCTGACAAATTCGATACTGAGCTCGATGATTATTCTGGCTATGCCTACTGGGGCAGGCGCAAGAATAATGGTGTCATCATGATCAACAAGACGGTCCTTGAACAGGAGCTGGAAAAGAACGGCTTTGACTTCTCGGCGCTCAAGAAAAAATGGGCCGAGGCCGGTCATCTGCTGAAAACAACGCAGGGACGCTTTTCCAATGTGTACAGGTTACATAACACGAGAGCAAACTACGTTGCTCTTTATGTCAAGGCGTAAGCTATGTAAGCCAAATGTAAGCCAAAAAAATGGCTTAACCATGCGGGTTTTAAATATTTGGCTTACATAATTACATGACTTACATAATTAGATATATACGTATGGAGTTTTCCGCTTTAGGCTAGGGCGGAAATAAAAATAATATATATCGATATCCTTTCAAAAAAAATGTAAGTCTGTAAGCCAAAAATAAAAAATGGCTTAACCATGCGGTTCGCAGGGATTTTATCCGTAAGCCAAAACGTCCACTGGCTTACGGATAACTGCAGCCAAATCGGAAAAGGAGGGAAACGATGTTATTTAAAATTATTATTGGCACGCTGGGTGATTTTGTTGCAGTGCTGGTGTTATCACTGGCGTGCTGCTGCATGATGATAGCACGGGCATCTGCCAAAGCTGCTATGTGCCTGGGAAATGCGGAGCGCAAAATTCGCGGGGTGAAATGTGATGATAAGTAAAATCTGTCTGGTGTTTGCAGTGCTGATCAGCATTGTGTGGTTGGTTAGCCTGACGGTGTTAGTTGGCTGTGGTGCTGTATGGGCGCTGCAGAAGTTAGGAGGAATGTAAATGTATATCAAAACTAAAAGCGGAGATTATGTAAACTCCAAGAATATCGGTGCCTTAAAAATCAAATATCATAGTGGCGATTTTAAGGTTGTGGCAGACTGCATTAGCTATTGTGGCGAACCTTGCTTCTATTCCAGTGCCGACAAGGAAGCTGCGCAAGCGTATATGACCTTGATGGCGAACCACCTGGATGAAGTAGAAGAAGCTGCGACCATGCAGTACCCGCGTTGCGCTATCCTCAAGGTGTCGGAGGCTACTGTTGATGCAATGCGTTATAGCTATCGCAATCGCCCGCTCCAGAACGAGCCGCAGCATGCAGCCAGCAAGAACACTAAGCTGTCTGCAATGCTGAATGCGCTGGTCGATGACTTTGCCGCGTCTGGTAATCCTGACAATCTCCTTAAAATCAACGCGTATATCCGCATGTATCTGCAGCAGGAGGCTAACCATGAATAAACAATATCTGATGTTGACGCTGGAATCTGATACCTTTAAGGGCATGAAGGCCGATTTTGATGAGCTGCTGCAGCAGCTGCTGGAGAAGCTCTTTGCTGGCCGTATTGCTGATGGCTCTATCAGCATGAAGCTGTCCGTCAGCTTGACTGAAACCTATTCCGAAACAATGGGTAAAGACATTGCAGTACCGCTGTTCAAGCACAAGGTTACCGCCAACTACACGGAAAAACTGGAGAATGCCGGTGCTGTCTCCCTGCCTAACACGTATCTGGAATACGACGAAGAACTCGGGGAGTTCGTACTGAAGCCTTGCGGCGGCGAGCAGGACATGTTCGCGGAGCAGGAGGCTGAGGCTGATGAAGTAACTGTCGATGTTAAAGCCATTCCGCAGGATTGCCACCGTCCCCTGCAGCTGCGCGATCCTATGTGCAATGACTGCGCTAATCGCGATACCAGCGCCTGCGACCATTGCGATGGCTGCGACAAGTGGGAGCCTACGGTAAAATGATTCCGCTGCGTCCCTACCAGCAGGAGCTGGTGGATAATATCCGCAGAGCAATCGGTCAGGGGCGGCACAGCGTGTGTGCAGTGTTGGGCTGCGGCGGTGGCAAGAGCGTTATCCAGGGCAACATCGCCGCCAGCGCCACGGCACGCGGTAACAGGGTACTGTTTGTGGTCCACCGCAAAGAGCTGTGCCAGCAGATTACCAATACCTTTACGGCGTGTGGCGTAGACTTCTCTCTCTGTACCGTAGGCATGGTGCAGACGGTCTGTCGCAGGTTGGCCAAAACGCCAGAACCGAAGCTGATTCTGGTCGACGAAGCACATCACATCCTTTCGCAGAGCTATTTGTCCATCCTGCAGCATTTTCCTGGTGCCGTTGTCTTAGGCTTTACGGCCACGCCGCAAAGGATGAACGAGGGTGGTCTGGGTGCCGTCTTTGAAGAGCTCATCGAGTCAGTGAGCACCGAGTGGCTCATCCAGAACCATTATCTGGCTCCCTACAAATACTACGGCGTGCAGCTGGCGGATGCCAGCAAGCTACATACTAAACGCGGCGACTACGACAAGGCTGAAATTGAAGCGCTTATGAATAAGCGTGCCATCTTTGGCAGTGCTGTTGAGAACTGGCTGCAGCTGGCAAAGGGCAAGCAGACAATAGTGTATTGCTCGTCTATCGCCACCAGCGAGGGCACAGCAGCCGCTTTCAGGGAGCAGGGGATAAATGCTATGCACCTTGACGGAACGACGCCGCAGGCGCAAAGACAGGCCGCCGTAGAGGGGTTCCGACGTGGCGAGGTTACGGTCCTTTGCAACGTTGATTTGTTTGGCGAGGGCTTCGATGTTCCTGACTGCGATTGCGTGGTGCTTATGCGGCCTACCAAGTCGCTCACGCTGCACATCCAGCAGTCGATGCGCTCCATGCGCACCAATCCCAACAATCCGGATAAGGTCGCGCTGATCCTGGACCATGTCGGCAATTTCACCCGGCACGGTCTGCCGGACGATGTGAGGGAGTGGTCTTTGGAATCCAAAGCCAAGAAGAAAAAGCAGGAGCTCAGCGTCAAGCAGTGCCCGAATTGCTTTGCCGTGGTCAAGTCAGCGGTCACCGAGTGCCCTCTCTGTCATTACGTATGGGAGAAGGAAGAGCGCGAAGGTCCGGAAGTCGTGGAGGACATCATTCTGCAGGAAGTCGCGCGCATGCCGTATAGTAAACACATCGAGTGTAAGTCATGGGCGCAGCTGGAGCTGTTCCGCTCGACGCACAAACGTGCTGATGGTAAGATTTTTAAGTTCGCCTGGTCGCTACACAAAGCGGTGCAGCTGGGGCTGGCAGTACCGGAACGGTACCGCAGTGCAGCTATCCGCCTGTTGCGTCAGGATGAATACAGGAGGTTAAAGTTTGAATAAATCCGAAGCTCAAATTATGAAGGAGATTGAGGTCGCTGTATCTGCCGCAGGGCACAAGATTTTTCGCGTCAATGTTGGCGAGGGCTATCTGTACCGCACGCAGCCGACGCAGGCGACGCTTGACCTTGAGAACAAGCGCAGCCGCTGGTTTAAGAGCGGACCGCCGCAAGGCTACAGCGATTTGTCTGGCGTAGCGTATCCGTCAGGTAAGGCAATCTTTATCGAGTGCAAGACGGCAACCGGCAAGCCGACGCTGCAGCAGTGCGTATTCCTGCTGGCGATGTTGGCGGCGGGTGCCAATGCCGGCATCGCACGCAGCTCCGAGGAGGCATTGGCGATTTGTGAGATGACGGACGACCTGCGTCAGAAGATGGGGGAGTATATCCATGGCTGGTTGGTTAAGCTTAGGCAGCGTGGTAAGTGATCCGTGGCCTGATTATGCCGACAGCGAGTTCTGGGGGCAGCTGCTATCAAGCGCTGCCCGCCATGATCACAAGCTGTATGTTAAGCTCATCGGCCTACGCTTTGCCGGAGCAGAGCTGCTGCCTAGTGCACGCTTCGGCCTGCGCTTGGTCATGGCTAACGAGGCGACGGTGACTCAGCAGGAGGCGAGGGAGCTGCTTGCTCCCCACTCTGAGCTGTTACTGAATTTATTTTTACACATAGGAGGTGGCGCAGGTGGACAACAAAAAACTGATACATGATACTGTTGTGGCAACGCTGGCTGCCTTAAATAGCCAGCCTAAACCGCAGGACTGCTACAAGGCGACGGAAGCACGCTTGTACGCTTATCCGACGCTGCTGGCGAACATCGAGCAGTACCAGCTCGATATTCGTGACCTGAAGGCGGAGAGAGTCACAGAAAAATCTAAAGACATTACCTGCTGGGGCGGCGCAAGTTCTCGGTTGACGCCCGAAGAGAAGCAGCAGGCACGCATTATGGCTGTAGAAGTTAAGCTAGCGCGTGATCAGGCGGAAGTTGATAAAATTGACCGCATCTTGAACAGGCTGAAAGCAAGTGAGGATGCGGTGGCGGTAGACCTTATCCGTCAGGCGTATTTTTACTGCGTGCCTTTGGATGATATTGCGCTGCGTGAAGGTGTGTCGCTCTCGACCATCCAGCGCCGGCGTACGCGCCTGGTGCGGCAGCTGGCGTTAATGTTATATGGAGCGGAGGCATTGATGTAATGACCATTCTTTCACGTAACCGTATTTTGAAGACAAAAGTCACTTGCAAGACTAGCCGCATCTGCCCGCGTCAGCGGCAGTGGGCAAAACTTAGCGTGGTACAAAAATCCACGGTTCCGGGACCTAGTTTCCTTTCAAAATTAATCCGCAAGCACTGCGAAGTTGTATTACTTCGCAGCGCTCGTGGCTGCTGTCAAGTTTTTGCTTATTGCAAAACGGAGGTGACACAAATATTATGATTAGTTTGTATCCTGTGATTGCTGAAAAATTGCATATCCCTGTTGGCAAGGAGTTTAAGCTCAAGCCTAAGCGTGGCGGAGTATATCCGGCGCAGTACCGTTTTATCGCTGATGATTTGGAGTACCGTCCAAGCCAGTGCTGCCATTGGTCAAGTATAGGTAATCAGTCCATGCAGATGCGTATTTTTCTTGCTTTGCTGCGTGGCGGTGTGGAGGTTATTAAAGATGAATAAAAATTTAATACCGCAAATAGCCGAAATGTTGGGATTGCAGTTAGGCGAAAAATTTAAAATTAAAGGCGAAGACGAATTGATGACCTATAGATTCAGTAGCGACGGATTACAAGTAACCTATGGTGACGGTATTGAAATACCCTACATATCTACTAACTCAGCCTTTGTTGCCTTGGTGACGGGCAAGGACGAAGTTGTTAAACTGTTGTGGGAGCCGAAAATCTATGATATTTATTGGACATTTAAGGCGGCACATCTAGACGTATGGTGCATCACAGATGCTCGCTGGATGAATAATCCAAAAGACGTAGCTGCATTTAAAAATGGATGGGTATACCGTACTCGTGTAGAAGCCGAAGCCGCCTTGCCTAAGGTGGCTGCAGAATTTGATGTGAAGTATAGACTTTAGGAGAGAAAACTGCAACGTGTTGCAAAAATCTCTTGTAAAAATTAAAAGCAGGATTTGTTTTAAAGGAGGACTGTTATGATTACATGTAGAGAATTTACATCGTTTATTAATGATGAACTTGTTCGCGTAGGAACTTTGTTTACGGAAAAACAGCAGCAGTATTCTGCTGGCGCTGATCCGCTGTCAAACTTCCGCACCGGTGCATTGCTGGAGCATCATGATGGTGGCTATGACATGATGTATGATGTGGCTAAGGGATATCTGAATAAGCACATTGCTTTCCTCTACGATCATGGTATTGCTGACAAAACGGAAGAATCCTTGCGCGACATGGTGGTCTATGGTCTGATTATGTTGTACATGGTCAAGAAGCACAAGGAATGGCTTGCACAAGTGAAAGAGTGACCTTGATGAGCAGTAAACGTAAACTTAAGCGCCGCAATCCTGCGCCGGTGGCAGGCTTTAAATATGAGCGCATGTGCCAGGCTGGTTATAGCGTAGTGTTTAATGCAAAATAATTCAATGACCGCTCATCAGATGGTGGGCGGTCTTATTTTCTTGAAAATTCACAAAGAGTTCACAAAGACGTGGCGGATAATATGAAAAATAGGAGCACTAGATAACACGAAACGACACTGAAAATAATACGGCGGATATAACGGACGAAAACGCAAATATATACGGTATTCCGTAGTCTTGCAGGACATCCTCGGGTGTGTTATATTAAAAATGTGGTTACAAAAAGAAAAAAAGACTTGACTTTTTGTTGCTACAATAATTATAATAAGACTGTGGCTGAAAGCGAGGTGAAAAGCATGAGTCCACGAACGGGTAGACCTAAATCTGAAAATCCGAAAGACATAATGATTCGTGTTAGAATGGATGAAGATACAGTGAAAATGCTTGATGAATGCGCTGACTCTTTGAAAAGCAGCCGCTCTGAAATCATTAGAGCTGGAGTAAAAAAGGTATACTTAGGCATAAAAAAATAAGATGTTACTTCGTTTTCCAGACAGTAGTAACATCTTATTCCAGACGAGGAGCTATCCTCGTGAAATATTCTATCATGAGATAGCTCCTTTTTCAAGAAAGGGAGATAATTTTATGGAATTACAGACATTTCAGCACGAACAATTTGGAAATTTGAGAATCATGGATGAGGACGGTGTTGTTTGGTTTATTGGTAAAGATGTAGCACAAGCCTTGGGGTATAACAATCAAAGTAAGGCTATTCAACAACACGTTGATGAGGAAGACAAAAAGAAAATTGATATTCGAGCCTCCCAAAATGGGAGAGTCGAGAACAATCTCGTATCTAGAGCCTGGCTCATCAACGAATCCGGCTTATACTCGCTCATCCTCTCGTCTAAGCTCCCAGCGGCGAAGTCATTCAAGCGTTGGGTGACAAGCGAAGTTCTTCCGTCCATCCGCAAGACTGGCAAGTATGAATTTATTCCGCACGGCGAGGACGATGAGCCTATAACCGATGTGACGCAGCTTGAGTTTGACCAGCGCATCCGTATCGCGACAATTATTGCAGGATGCCGCAGGGAACGCCTGCCGATGGTGGTCAAGATTCTCTCGCTTGACCTTGACGAATTTGCACCGCTGCTGCCGCAGAATGCTTCTGATGCGGAACAACTTGCTTATCAGTACATTTCTAGTGTGTATGATGCCATGAAGCGCGATACGCCGATACAGTATTTTTATAACGGTTATGCGAAATGGTGCATGGAGCAGGGAACGACGGCTTTGAATAAAACAGCCCTCGGGAAAGTATTTAAAAAGTATTTCCCTGTGCAGGCAGTCGCCACATCCTACTATGAAGGCGGTCAGCGCATATTTGGTTGCGTCCGCTGCTACCGCAAGATGGGAGGTGCTGCAAAATGACCTACAAAGACCTACCCGCAAGCATTAGAAACCAGGTTGAAGAACTTGAAATCAGTATTGACAGTAAGACTCAGTGCCTTGATACGCTATATGCTTTGTTCCCAGACAAAGAAACGGTTATCACTATGCTGGTTGAAAAGTACGCCGAGCAGCGGCAAAAAGAACTTGCTACTGAGGAAGCTCTGCGCAAGGCTGGCTATAATGTAGCAGAGCTGCGTGTCGCTTACTGGAATGCTTAATTAAAAGATAGGTGCTCAAAAAATGAATAGATCCACCACGATTGAAAACCATCGAGTCCCAGCTTGATGGTTTTATTTTTTTGCAAAAATGACTTGAAGCAGTGAAAAAAAAGCGGTATAATATAACTACGGAGAAGTGTCGATAAAAGCGGCATTTGCCTGTCCCTTTCTGTTGCGAAGCGGTGCGTATAAGACTAAGGCGCACCGCTTTACTATATTGTTTATGTAGCGTCTGGCTTTTAGCTGGGCGCTTTTTTTATGCCCGGAAGCCGTAACCTAAGGGACGGGACATCCCTTGCTATTCTCAAATCCTCAGCGGTAGTCCGGGCACCAACCAATCAGGAGGCAATTATGAAAATCATTGATATGCCTATCGGCGATGTGATCCCGTATAAAAACAATCCACGGCGTAATGACAAAGCCGTTAAGCCGGTTATGGAATCCCTGAAGGAGTTCGGCTGGAAGCAGCCTATTGTTATCGACAAGAATAATGTTATTGTCTGTGGTCATACGCGTCTGCGTGCTGCTAAACGACTTAAGATGAAGACTGTGCCGTGCGTGATGGCTGATGACCTTACTCCCGAGCAGATTAAGGCGTTCCGGCTGGCGGATAATAAAACCGCCGAGTTTGCAAGCTGGGACATGGATATGCTCAACAGCGAGCTGCTTGATATCAAAGGTATAGACATGGGTGACTTTGGTTTTGACATGCCGGAGCCTGAACCGGAAGAGGATGCTTTTGATGTGGATGCAGCGCATGAGGAAGCTGCTAAGAATCCTGTAACTACGCCGGGCACGCTGTACCAGCTCGGGAACCATCGCTTATTATGTGGTGATTCAACAAATCGTACTGATGTAGCACGTTTATTGGGGGGGGCAAATGGTTGACATGGTCTTTACTGATCCTCCCTACAATGTTGCTTACCAAGGCGGAACGAAAGAAAAGCTCACAATTAAAAACGATTCGATGAGTGAGGCTGAATTCAAAAACTTTTTAGATGCAGTGTTTGATAATTATTTTGCCGCGATGAAGCCGGGCGCATCCTTTTACGTGTGCTACGCTAGTCGCAGTGCGGTGGAATTCCGGCAGGCTATTGTCGATGCCGGTCTGCTGCTGAAGCAGGACCTTGTCTGGTGCAAGAACACATTTACGCTGGGACGGCAGGACTACCAATGGCAGCATGAGCCTATCCTTTATGGATGGAAGCCTGGCGCGAAGCACCGCTTTTTTGGCGGTCGCAAGCTGTCGACGGTCATTCCCGACAACTATCCGGTGGAGGTTGGCTACGATGCCGATGGGCATCAGCTCATCCACATCAGCATCGGGCTTAAGACTGTTTGTCTGCGTGCCGATAACGTAGAGGCTGTGGACACGGAAGAGGTCAACAGTGTAATCCATGTTGACAAGCCCACGCGTAACGCCGAGCATCCCACCATGAAGCCGATTGCCCTCTGTGCTAAGTGCATCAAGAATAGCTGCCAGCAAGGTGATGCCGTTCTTGATTTGTTTGGTGGCTCCGGCTCCACGCTCATTGCCTGTGAACAAATCAACCGCCAATGCTACAGCATGGAGCTTGATCCTGTGTACTGCGATGTCATCGTTAAGCGTTGGGAAGCTCTCACCGGCAGGAAGGCCGAGGTAATCGGTGGCTAATGAACAGAACCTCAATCCTTGCCGAAGCGAGAGCGAAGCAAGAGAAAGAGGTGCTGCTGGTGGTGTGAAATCGGGTGAAGCCCGGCGCCGCAAACGTGCTATGCGTGAGGTTCTTGATGACCTGCTGCAGATGCCGCTCAAACGTGGCGAGCTGAAGAATGTTGAGTGCCTGGGTGACCTGATGGGGCCGAACGGCAAGATTAACCTGCTGAACGGTAAAATCAATGTAACCGTGGAGCAGGCCGTGCTGTTAGGTCAGGTGGTTCTTGCCATGCAGGGCAATACCAAGGCGGCGACGTTCCTGCGGGATACTGCAGGGCAGAAAATTCTTAAGGATGCCGAAGAGCAGTCCCAATATGAGGACGATGGCTTTACCGACGCAATCAAGCGCAGCGCAAAGGACGTGTGGAAATAATGGGCATCGTTGGCAGGCTGCGCAGTATTATCAAACCTGTTATCAAGTTTTACGAATTTAGTAAAAAACAAATGCAAATCTTAACGTGGTGGTGCGAGGACTCTCCCTACCACGATTACAATGGCATCATAGCTGACGGCTCCATCCGTGCTGGTAAAACGGTAGCGATGGCCGTCTCTTTTGTTATTTGGGCTATGGATACCTACGATGGCCAGAACTTTGCTATGTGCGGTAAAACCGTAGGCAGCTTCCGGCGTAACGTCTGGAAATGGCTCAAGCCTGTACTGCTGGTGCGTGGCTATCAGGTGGAAGAATCACGCACGGAAAACCTTATCGTGATAGCTCGCAAGCAAGGCAGCACGATGAAGCTGAATTACTTCTACGTGTTCGGTGGCCGCGACGAGTCCTCGCAGGACCTTATCCAAGGTATTACTTTGGCTGGTCTGTTTTGCGATGAGGTCGCGCTCATGCCGGAGTCATTCGTCAACCAGGCGTCTGGCCGCTGCTCTGTGCCTGGCGCTAAGCTTTGGTTTAACTGCAACCCGGACAGCCCGATGCACTGGTTCCTGCTACGCTGGATTGAGAAGTGCGACGAGAAGCGCTTGCTGCATATCCATTTCCTGATGGACGACAATCCGTCGCTATCCGACGAGGTGCGTGAACGTTACCGGACGATGTATTCCGGTGTGTTCTATCGCCGCTTCATTTTAGGCGAGTGGGTAATGGCGCAGGGCGCTATCTACCGTGATGCGTGGAGTGATGAGCTGCTCTTTGGTGATGATCAGCTGGAGTATCTGCTCAAAAATCTGCACATCATGAAGCGCTCCATCACGATTGACTATGGTACAGTCAATCCTATGGTTTATCTTGATGTGCTCGATGATGGTACAGATTTGTGGTTCATTCGCGAGTATTATTGGGACAGCCGCGCCGAGGAAAAGGAGAAGGACAACAGCCAATACGCCGACGACCTGCTTGAGTTCGTGCGTGGCGTGGAGCTGTGGCCGACAAATGTGGTCATAGATCCATCTGCAGCAAGCTTTAAAATTGAGCTGCGCAATCGTGGGCTGCGTGCGAAGGAGACGGTGGAAACAATCAACGCCGACAATGATGTCATTGAGGGTATCCGAAAGGTGAACACGCTGTTAACCCGTCGCCGCATCCATTTTTATTGTGGTTTAGTGCACACGCTGAAGGAGATGCAGTCCTACGTTTGGGACGACAAGGCTCTGCAGCAGTCTGGCAAGGAGAAGCCTATTAAAGTAGCCGACCATGCGCCTGATGCGGTGCGCTACTATGTATCAACAGTCATCAGGCCAAGGAGGATAGCAAATGTCTAAAAGAAAACGCAGGCGCGCCCTTGACAAAGCTCCTGAGCCGCAGCCAATACGTAGCAGGGCGCTCGACGCCTTTAGCAATGTGCTGGCTCGCTTGGGCGCAGGCACTCCGAACCTGCTGGAAGGCACGGAGTACAGTCTGCAGCGCATGTCGCGTGATTTTAATACTTTGAATGCTCTCTATCGTGAGAGCTGGATTGTCCGTCGTATCATCGACGTTATCCCGGCGGACATGCTTAAAAATTGGATAACGATTACGAGCGGTCTGGATCCCGATGTAGAGAAGCGGCTCAGTCTTACTTTGCGCCGTACTCAGCTCATTGACAAGATTAAGCGTGGCATGCAGTGGGGCAGGCTCTACGGTGGCGCGTTAGGCGTGATGCTTGTCAAACACCAAGGCTACGACCTTAGCCAACCGCTGCAGCTTGACTGGATAATGCCTGGCGATTTCGCAGGGCTGCTCATCTTCGACCGCTGGAACGGAGTTAACCCATCCAGCGAACTTATCGAAGATATTTCTGATCCTGATTACGGTTTTCCAAAATATTACACTGTGACTGATCCTGCCGGTGGTGGCTCCGTGAAGATTCATCATAGCAGGGTAGTTCGTTTTACTGGTAACGAGCTACCTTTTTGGGAGGAAATTGCCGAGATGCAGTGGGGTGCGTCTGTCGTTGAGTCTATTTTTGATGAGCTGCGTAAGCGTGACAATGTAAGCTGGAACATTGCGCAGTTGACCTTCATGGCGAACATCCGCGTACTTAAAATGCAGGACTTAGGTCAGCTTCTGGCGGCAACGGACAACGAGTCGCAGGCCGAGCTGCTGCGAACGCTGGAAGCTCAGAACATGCTGCTGAACAATATGGGTATGCAGGTTATGGATGCTGCAGATGGCCTGGAGACGCATCAGTACACTTTCGGCGGCCTTGCTGATTGCTATCAGCAGTTTATCATGGATATCAGCGGCGCTGCTGAAATTCCAGTGACGCGTCTGTTCGGGCGCTCTCCCTCGGGACTCAACGCTACGGGCGAGAGTGACCTGCAGAACTACTATGACATGATAGCTGAGAAGCAAGAGTCTTATCTGCGGCCTATCCTGAACAAAGTGCTCCCGCCGTTCATTATCTCGACGCTAGGCAGCTTGCCGGACGACTTTGATTTTGAATTCGACCCGGTTGCAGAGCCTACGGACAAAGAGCGCGCCGACCTTGCCAAGTGCGGCACCGACAATGTTGTGGCTGCCTACAATGCCGGTCTTATCTCTCAGCGTACTGCCCTGAAGGAGCTGAAGCAGCAGAGCGAGCGCACCGGTGTCTGGACGAACATCACCGATGAGGACATCGAGCGTGCGTCTGATACTGTGGAGCCTCCTGGCGAGATGGGCGGAATGTTTGGCGGCATGGGTGGCGAGGCTGCTCCTGTTGACAGCGAAGAATCACCGCAGCAGGCACGCGCTCCCGTCAGGCAAGGAGTAGGGGATGCGGAGTGGGAGGAATCGGAGCATCCAAGGGATAAAGATGGAAAGTTTTCGTCTGCTGGCGGAAATAGCAACTTGAATTCTAGCGCCGAAGATGTTAAGATTAAATTAGCAAAAGCAAAGAAGTACCCTGAATTAACTAAGCAATTACAAAGTTTAGGGCTTGCTTCTGCTCATGATGAAGCTATGGAACCAGTAAGAATTCAAATTGTTGATCCTGGTATTCATGGCAGCAAGAGATTAGCAAAAAGAGGTATAACACTTGCTGATGCTCAATCCTATGTTGACAATGCAATTGTTATGTTCAAGCAAAGCGCAGATAAATATTTGTTTATAGCTGATAATGGCTCGTCTGTTGTGATTGTTGATGGTAGATTATCAACAGCTTTTCCCGCGTCGTGGTATGACGAAAAACAGTTAAGAAAAATTGAGGTGATTAAAGAATGGATGCAGAAAATGAAATGATGGTATATTGCCCGATTCTACAGAAGAAAATTTACGATGGTGATTGTTACGAAATTGTTCACTGCGGGTATGGTGAAATAAAAAAAGACCTGCATCCAGAAATCACTGATTGGACTGTTGCTATTAATGCGTGTGCTAAGTGTGGAAATAACTAAGGAGTAACCTTAAGCGTAGTTAGAAGTTTTCTAGCTGCGCTTTTTTGTTGCAAAAATGACTTGCAATAATTATGCATGAGAGCTAATATGTACACACTAAAAATTACGGAGGTTAGTATCATGGATAAAACAGCTACGAATTTAGCTAGGTTAAGAGCCTATGATGAAAATCCCTGGGATGAATCTGAACATCCTAGAGCTGAGAATGGGCGTTTTACATCTGGCTCTAGTAATGAATCTAATTCTTCTCACAGTGACTCTGAACTTGCAGACATCTTCCCAAAAGGATCAGGCAAAATCAAAGAGACGATGAGTAGAGGAGGGCACACTCGTATTGAAGCTCCGAATGGGGACGAGATTATGATCGACTACAATCGCTCAAAAGACCGGTACGACGTTGAGTTCTGGGGTCCTATGGATCTCGAAGCTAACGAAGTTGTACATTGTGATGACATTCATGATATAAATCGTGAGCTTATTAAACGGTATGACATTGAAGTTAGTTATTCATAAGGCGTGTAAGTACGACCACTACTACATTTTATGCTGACAAGATTTTTAAATCATTATGAAAAAATTTAAAATGCCGCGAGTCATTGAACGCTCTTATGCCAGCGCCATTGACCGCCTAATGCAAGGACTGAAGCGTGAGTTATCTCACGTTGCCAGTCCTTTTTTTATTGCTGACATAATGCGTCGGCTGGCTCGTTCGCCGACCTTTATTCGTGCCTGCGACCAAATCGCACGCTCGATGGCCACGCATCTGTTCCGCGACGGGCATAAGACGTGGCGTGCCGCAGCAGCCGAGGGCAGCAAGGGACGAATCATTCGCACTGCCCTACAGCGCGAGCTTGCCTCACCACGCGTCGCGAAAGTGTACGAGGGTATAATCAGTCGCAACGCTGAATTAATCCGCTCTATGCCGCTCACGCTGGCTGACAGGGTGACTCACAAAGTCGCTGAAGGTTATGAGCAAGGCTTGCGACCGGAGGCGATGATAGACGATATCCTCAAGGAGTACCCGCACATGACCGAAGCTCATGCAAGGCTCATCGCACGCACGGAAACGTCTAAAGCCAGCACTGCTATGACGCAGGTGCGTGCTGCTGAGGCAGGGCTTGAGTGGTACGTCTGGCGGACGAGCGAGGATTCTCGTGTGCGTTCTGCCCACTCTCACATGGATGGTGTGATTATCCCTTGGGGCGAGGCACCGGCACCGGAGTTGCTCAACCATGAGAAGTCGCAGGGGAATTACCATGCGGGGAACATTTACAATTGCCGCTGCTATCCTGAACCGCTTATCAGGTTTGACCAGGTGGCGTGGCCTGCAAAGGTGTACCGAAACGGCAAAATCGAGCGCATGGGCATAAAACAATTTAAGAAACTATTACCTGGAGGTGAGCTATGAGCAAGGCATATTTTGGCTCACGAATCTCCGACCACATCCTTAAAACGCCGGAAGGCTTCCTGATCTGCAAGGACGTTCCGATTGCTCGTACCGGTACGCAGCAGTATCGAGGCTGCGAGTTCGGTGGTCCGGTCGCTGACGGCATTTATAATGTGCAGCGCCCTGAAGCTGAGGTTTTTGACCGTGCTGCCGTGGCAAGCTTTGAAGGTAAGCCAGTATGCGATGAACATCCGGAAGAAGATGTAACACCGGATAATTATGGGCGGTACATGAAAGGCGTGTGCCGTGATGTGCGTCGAGGCGATGGCGATTTAAGTAATTGCCTGGTTGCTGATTTAGTTATTTATGACGCTGACCTTATCAATAAGATTGAGGCCGGCAAACGCGAGATATCTTGCGGTTATGACTGCTTGTGGAATCCGACGAGTGACTCCAGCTATGACCAGCTGGAAATCCGCGGTAACCATGTAGCAGTTGTTGATAGAGGCAGGGCGGGGCACAAGGTTGCTATCCGTGACACTGCCGACGATGAAAAAGGAGGTAAAAAAATGTCTAAATCTTTGATTGGACGTATCCTGCGAGCGCTGGCTCGCGACGAATCTACTACACCGGAGGACATGGAGGCTGCGGCAAAGCTTGCAGGTAGCTCTGACGCTGAACCGCGTCCTCAGCCTGCACCAGTTCCTGCTCCCGCAGTTCCCGCAACACCAGCGCCTGCTGCTGTGCCGCAGCCTGAAAATAAACCTGCAGCAATGGACGAAGCTACCGAGGCACGCTTCAAAAAAATTGAGGACGCGCTGGAAGCTATCAGCTCTAAGCTGAACCCTGCGCAGCCTGCTACTGAGCCTAAAAAGGACGCTCTGGACGCGCTGGAGGAAGAGCTCCAAAACAAAGCACCCGCTGCTGAACCAGCTCCTGCCGGTGACGAGGACGATGTAATCGAGCCGCCTGAAGATATCAATGCTCAGGATGCAGCGCCGGAAGAAGATGTTGAGGGCGAGTGTGTTCCCAATGCTAAAGAAGTACGTGACGCAGCTATGGCTTTAATTAAAAACTTGAAGCCTGCAGTAGCAGCTATCCCCAATGAGGCACAGCGCAAACGTGCGGCTGACTCTCTGGCTATCCTCATCAAAGGCTCTATGCAGCAGGATGCTCAATATGGCGAGCTGATGCAGATGCGTCGCCGTTCCGCTGCACAAGACAGCAAGCCTGATGATTACGCTCTGGGACGTGAAATTGCAAAAAAATATAATCCGCATTATAAAAATCGTTAAGGAGGCAAAACGATATGAGTGGTAAAGCAATTGGTATCTCTATGAATTTTGGCTATCCCGGTAACTACGCCCGCACCCCGGACGATATCGTGGCCAGCCGTCTGTTAAACGAAGAAAGCGAAGCTATCCCATTCGGTGCTGCTGTCTGCATTAAAGACGATAATACTTACACTGCCGTTGGTGCTGCAACTACCGCTGCTGATGTTTCGGGCATTGCACTGCGTGTTGTTAAGCAGGCCGTGTCTTATGCAGAGCAAAATAAAACCGAGTATCAGCCTGGTCAGTATATGTCTGTTCTGGAACGCGGCGCTGCTACTGTCGTATGTAATGTTGGTACTCCGAAAGCTAACGGTAAAGTTTACGTGCGCGTTAAAGCAAATACTTCTATCGCTAATGGCGTAGTTGGTGGTTTTGAAGCTGCTGCTGACAGCACTAACACCATTGAAATTCCAAATATGCGCTGGACTAGCGGCGCAATGGATGCGAATCGTGTCTGCGAAGTTACTCTGCTGACTCGTGCTTCTGCGTAATATAAGGAGGTATAAATAATATGGCAACTGGAAAATTTGGCTTTTATAGCCCGGACGCTGGTATGCGTAATCTGGGTAATTTGGCCATGCAGAATGGTGGTCGTAAAAGATTCCGCGGCTCTGCATGGGATGCTGCTGCCAGCTCTGGCATGGCGTATATTACAGGCGAACTTGAAAAGGTTGATTCTAAGCTGCGCGAACCGCTGACCAGCGTAACCTGGCAGCGCGATATTGTCGCCAAGACTGGCGGCGGCTGGGTAGAATTCACTTCTACTTTTGATGTTGACTATGCTACTTCCGGTGCAAACGCTAACAGTATCACTGCTCCCGGTGCTACTACTATCCCTGTAATGCAGGTCAACACCAGCAAGAACATGTTCAAGGTATCCACCTGGATGCACGCTATGCAGGTACCGTTTATTGACCAGGCGAAGATGAAGCAGATTGGCCGGAATCTGGAAGATTTGCTGGATAAGGGCGTTAAACTTAACTACAACAAAACTCTTGACCTCAATGTCTACAACGGCTTCAAGGAGGCAGGTACTACTGGCTTGCTGAATGACCCGAATGTTGTTACCTACACTGTGGGTAATGGTGCAAATGGCACTCCAGCATGGAACACTAAAACCGCGGATGAGATCCTGCATGACATTAACAATGCGCTGGTGGATGCGTGGGCTGCATCCGAGTACGACATGAAAGGCATGCCGAATCATATTCTGATTCCGCCGAAGCAGTATGCTTACATCACTATGCAGAAGGTTTCCGACGCTGGCAACATCTCCATTATGGAGTATCTGATGCAGAACAATATTGCTAAAGAGCAGGGCGGCTCTATCACCATTGAGCCTTGCCGTTGGTGCATCAAGGCCGGCACCGGTCAAAAAGACCTTATGATGGTTTATGTCAACGACGAGGACATGGTTAACTTCGACTTGACTGTGCCTATCACTCGCGCGTATACTCAACCGTCTGTTGAGCGTGCCGCCATCCTGACTTTGTTTGCAGCGCAAATCGGCCAGGTTAAATTCATGTATTACCAACCTGTCGCATACCACATCGGTATCTGATTAGGCAATATTCTAGCCAGGCGTTTATCGTCTGGCTTTTTTATTTGAGGAGGACAATCAATGGTTATTTTAACTAAAAAACGCTTTGGCTTTGTGAAGCAGGACGGTACTGAACGCATTGATGCGGAACGCTTTTTGACTAAGGGTGGCATGGAAATTGAGGATGCTCCAGATTGGATTGCAACTGATCCGCTGTATGCGCTGGCCGTTGAATCTGGCGACCTTGTGCCGGTCAATGGTAAAACTCCGAAGGCTGAGGCAGAAGCTATTGCCAAAGCCAAGCAAAGCAAAGCGGAGGATAAAAGCGAATAAGGAGGTGCATTATGTACCATCCGCTGATTGCTCAGGCGAGCAATATCAAAACGCAGGAGAATCCTCCCTACACCAAGGAGGACTTCCTGTCATTCTATCCACAGTTTGCTGAGCCGCTGCCGGAAATAGTGCTGGACAGCTTTGTAGAGCTTGGTCAGGCGTGTGTAAGCGAGCAGCGCTATGGCAAGATGTGGAGAATGGCCATCGGACTATTCATTGCCCATATGTGCACCCTGTACATGCAGTCTGCTGCAGACCCGGGGGCACCTGCTGCTGATATCCTTGCCGCAGCTCAGGCCGCTGGTGTCGTTACGAGTGAGTCAGCTGACGGCGTGTCTTATTCTATGGATACGTCCGCGCTTTCACAGGACCTTGCTGGTTGGGCGGCGTTCCGGTTGACTGCGTTTGGCGTGCAGTTTGCCACTCTGGCGCGCTTTGCTGGCAAGGGAGGCATGTATGTATGGTAAGTGTAAAAATTTCCCACATGACGGTCAGCGGCGGCCTACAGGGGCTTATGGACAGAGTACAATCTTTGAACCGTGTTAATAAGCTATATGTGGGTATCCCGCAGGAGAAAACATCTCGTGGCGATGAGCCTATCAATAATGCGAGCCTGCTGTACATCCATACTCATGGCATCCGGCGTAGGTCCATGCGTGAGGAAATGCAGGGCTATATGGATCAGGGTATGAAGTACAGTCTTGCTTATCAGCTCTACGTCCAGACACACGGCTCGCCGCTTTGGCACGCTCCACCGCGTCCGGTTATTGAACCGGCCATCGCCAAGCACCACCGTGAAATTGCAGAAGAATACGCTAAGGCTGTAAAGGCTGCTATGGCTGGCGATGGGGTCAGGGCTGATGCTTTTATCAAACGCACGGGCCTGCTGGCGCAGAACATCTGCCGTAAATGGTTTACGGATGCCGAGAATGGCTGGCCGCCTAACTCCCCGAAAACCATAGATAAAAAGACCAAAGGCAAGGGCGGCAAAACCAATCCGCTTATTGATACCGGTGCCTTGCGTAAGGCTATTGTTTATGTGGTAAGGAGTGATTGACGTGGTTAATGTTGGCAGAGTGGTGCGTAGCAAGCGTTTAGGCTGCCAACGCATTACTGTCAAACGCTATGCTGCGAGCTGGCACGATGGAGCTTACGGACGGGATGAAGACAATCCTATTGTGCTACAGGTGGCGGCGATTGTTACCGTTGCTCAGCCTAAAGATTTACAGTTATTGCCCGAAGGCGACCGCATCACCGGAGCAATGAAGTTCTTGACAAATGTTGAGCTGCACGCGACCAATGGTGAAGCTATCAGCGATGAGCTGGAATGGCGCGGAGCACGCTACAAAATCCTCACTGTTACGCCTGATATTGATTATGGCTTTTACCGCAGTATTGGGACACGATTGGACGGTGATGGCGTTGGTTAAGAACATTGCTGAATTTGAATCTTTAATGTGGGCGGAGCTGATGGACATCCTCGGGCATGATGCTAATACAATACCGCCGCCTGTACGTCGCTCTTGGCCAACGGACGGAGGCCCCGACTGGAAGCTTACAGACAACGTGGTCTTTATGCAGTGTACCGAGGCGGCCGAGGACATCATGCAGCCGATTGATGAGCGTTGGCAGTCTGAAGGACGTGATTTTTTGCGTGAGAGTGCAAGCACACGTACCATCCAGCTACGCCTGAATGCTTATGGGCCTGCCTGCTATGAATCGCTTTTGCAAATTCGCCTTGAGCTGCTGCGTGGTCGTCCGAAGCTCAAAAAACAAAAAATCTATATTATTCCTGGCAAGGATTCCATCCAATATGCGCCTGAACTATTTCAGGGGCGTTGGTGGAAGCGCGCCGATTTGACTTTATATTTTAATGTACTAATCAGCATTAAATCTATCGTGAAAGCGATTGAAGAAGTCAACGTTACGATTAAAGCAAACGAGCCTGGTACGAGTGATGTTATCCTTGAGCCAGGCGAAATTATTATTAAGAAAGGGTGATTTAGTTGGCTTATAAATTGGACTTATCTCCGATTGTCGACGTGGTTATCAACCTGTCTGCTAAGGCTGCTGCTCGTAAGGGCTTTAACCTTGGCCTGATTATTGGCAAGTCTGAGGTTATCCCGGCGAATGAAAGGGTGCGTATTTATACAAGCGCTTCTCAAATGCTGACTGACGGGTTTGTAGAAACGTCACCGGAATACAAGGCTGCTCAGCTCTATTTTGCTGCTACGACCAGCCCGCGCAAGCTGGCGGTAGGCGTAAAGCTGACGGAAGATACGAATCTAACTGCTACGCTGGAGGCTTGCCGTGCTGCTAACTCTCAGTGGTGGCCGTTTAGCTATCTGGGCGCAGAAGATGTTGATATCAAAGACTGTGCAGCTTGGTGCGAGACCGCTGTACCTGACAGCGTCTACATGTATACGACTGCTGATAAAAGCGTACTTGACGCATCTGGTGATGCAAAGAGCATTTTTAAGGCTTTGCAGGATAAAAACTACCGTCGCAGCTTTGGTCAGTATTGTGGCAATACGGATACTCCCGATGCTGTTGCAGCTACTATGGGCTACGCGATGGGCGCTAACCGTGGTCTTGCCGGTGATGCGTTTACGCTGGCGTATAAATCTCTGCCCGGCGTAAAAACAGATGACCTGTCTGAATCTCAGGTAACCCATGTGTGTGGTAGCTCTGAATCTACAGGCCATAACGGTAACGTATATATTACTCGTGGCGAGGAATACGATGTTTTGCAGCAGGGCTATATGGCTGATGGCACGAGCTTTGATGAAGTGCTGTATCTTGATATGCTGCGTAATGACATTACTCTTAATGTCATGGACCTGCTGTATCAGCGCCGCAAATTGCCGCAGACTGAAGCTGGCGTTACAAGCATTATTAACGTTATCAATGATGCTTGTCGGAAGTATGTAAAGTTAGGCTTTATCGCTCCGGGTAAGTGGAACGGTGCCGAGTGCCTAAACCTGCAGACAGGTGATTACCTGCCTGATGGTTATCTGGTGCAGAGCGAGCCTATTGACGAACAGTCTCAGGCTGACCGTGACAAGCGCAAGGCTCCACCGATTTATGTATGCTGCAAGCTGGCTGGTGCAATCGAATTTGTTACCATCCAGGTTAATGTTAACCGCTGAGGAGGCTATCTGAATGGAATTAACTACTTACAGTTTTGCTGATCTGGCTGGCTCTATTAACCATCCGACGTTTGGCTCTTATCTGTTTGATGGTACTGGCGTAGGCTCTGTAACCGTTGCTAAAGCTACCGACCGCACTGCTCATGATATTGCCGCTGACGGCTCTGTCATGGTGTCCAAAATTGCGGGCAATAATGGCACTGTGACTATTGAGGTGCAGCAGACGTCTAGTTTACACAAATGGCTGAGTGCCTGGTTCAATGCGTTGTGGCAGCTGCCTACAAGCGAATGGGCAAGCACCAGCATGACGCTGCGTAATACCGCTACAGGTACACGCCATATTATCTCCGGCATCTCGCCGCAGAAGGAGCCGGACACTCCCTATCAGAGCCAAGGCCAGCGAGTGTCTTGGACGCTGATGTGTGCTGAGATTACTAATCTGCCGATTTGATGGAGGGCTGAATCATGCTAAAACAAAAAACACAAGTTGTGGAGGTGGCTGGCAAATCCTACCAGCTCACTAAGATGGACGCTCGCACAGGCAGCTATGTTGCTTTTAAAGTTGCGGGCGTGCTGGCGCCGTCTGGCGGCAAAACAGCCGAGATGGCTGCTGCTCTCATGGGTATGCCACGTAAGGATTTTGATGAACTGCAATCCCTGCTGCTGCGCACCGTTAATCGTTTGATTGATAACGGTAATGGTCAGCAGCTCCCCGAACCTGTCCTGACGGCTAAGGGAGATTTTGTTGATGATGCTCTGGCGTATGATGCTGCCAGCGTTATCCAGCTGACTGTTCATGCGCTGATTTTTAACGTCGGAGGTTTTTTCGCCGCAGCCGGGTTGAATCTCCCGGCAGAATTGACGGGCAAACCTACGAGCCGATGAGTTATCCGACGCTTGATGCTTTCGCCTTTGCTCCTGTTGTTGCAGGGCTTTGGCGGCAGCACGAGCTGAGTGATGGCACGTATGATTTTGATGATTTGCTGGACGCTCACGAACTGTTGGCGGTCAAGGCAGAAAACGCACGGCGGATGCAGGAAGCCATGAGAAAGGAGTAGGCTGATGAGCAATATCTTAGAAGAATATCTTGTGCGCATTGGCGCGGAAGTCGACAAGGACGCTTTTGCCGGAGCTGCGCAAGCTATCAGCAAGTTATCCGGTATGCTCGGGAAGCTGGGTACTATCCTTAAATATGGCGGTATTTTTGTTGGTCTGGCTAAAGTTACGGAAGCTGTCATTGATAACATCAAGGCTGTGGCCAGCGCCGATTTGGAATACCAAAAGCTGGCGCAGTCTATGTGGGTGACAAAAGATACCGCTAAGGCTATGAGCGTTGTGCTTAAAACCATGGGCGCGTCACAGGAGGACGTGGCGTGGGTGCCGGAGCTGCGTGAGCAGTTTTTCCGCTTGCGTCAGGAGATGGCAGAGCTCTCTACGCCTGCAGATTCCGACGGACAGTTAGCCTGGATCCGTGAGATTGGATATGATGTGCAGTCTTTGCAGCTTAAATTAAAAATGTTTAAGGAATGGGTGGTCTATTACCTTATCAAAGAGCTGCAGCCATACATCAAAGAGTTTCAGGATTTTATCCGCTGGCTGAATGACAAATTTGGCAAGAATTTGCCTGCACTGGCGCGTAAGGTGGCCAGCGTGCTGGCGAGTGTGGTGCGTGTAGCAATGTCACTGGTTAAGGCTCTAAAATGGCTATTTGAGGGCATTTATAATTTTATTGACGCATTGCCAAGTAAAACAAAGGCTTTAGTGGCTGTGTTTGCCGTCGTTGGTGCTGCCATTATGGCAGGGCCGTTTGGCCTGATGATGATGGCTATCGGCACTGCACTCATCATGCTGGAGGACTTCTTTGGCTACCTAGAAGGGCGCGAATCATCCGAAACCTTAAAGCCTCTCTGGAAATGGCTCACGGATGAGAATAATCCTCTGCGTCGTCTTATTGAGAAGCTTAAGGAAGGCATTACTTTTATCCTTGAGAAGCTTACGGAGCTGTTTGAGAAAGTCTTTACCGAAGAACGGCAGGAAAAGCTCAAAAAGACTGTAGCTAATATTGCTAAGGGTGTTGCTGAAATTGCCGAAGGTCTGGCGACGATTGTTGAGAGTATTTTTGGCAAAAAGTATCCTGTTGTGAAGAAATTCTGGGACTTCTTCCTGACAGCTGTTGGTAAAGTTGTAGATAAGGTGCTCACGCTGACCAATAGTATGGGACATCTTATGCGTGCTTTGGGTAAGGCTATGCAGGGCGACTTCAAGGGAGCGCGTGAGGAATTTATCAATGCGGCTGCTGATGAAAATGCAACAGGCGAGCGGTCTAAATATATCCAGCAAAAGCTTATGTCGATGGGCTTTAGTGCTGCTGCTGCCGCTGGTGTTGTAGGCAACCTTGTCCAGGAATCTGGCTTGCGCACGGATGCTATCGGTGATAATGGAACATCTGGCGGTTTAGCTCAATGGCATAATGAACGCTTAGATGCTCTTAAGCGTTTTGCTGCTGCGCGTGGTAAAAAGTGGACTGACCTTGACACGCAGATTGAATTTTTAGCAGAAGAAATGCGCACGTCCTACGCTGATACTTACGCTAAAATGCAAAGCGCTGAATTGCCGGAGATAGCTGGCCAGATTATGACGGACGAATATGAAATTCCTGATCCTGCGTCTGCTAATTATGCTCAACGTCAAGCTAATGCTCGTGCTGCCTATGAAGCTATGCGGTTTGGCAATAAACAAGCGGATGATTATCACGGCGGCGGTGGAGGAGGGTATGACAGTCTTGTTGCTCCTACGAGCTATGCTGCAGGTTTTGCTGCAGGTGGTACTGCCGGTCTTATGCCAATGGCGAACAGTACGGCAAATTATAACGGTGGAGTTGTAAATGTTGGCGGTATTGTAGTTAATTGTGGGAACGTAAGTGATCCACAGGGCGTGGCTAAGGCTGTAGAAGGAACGATGGAAGATTTTGCCCAGCGTCTGGCAGCGCATAACGGAGGGACGGTGTTTGTATGATTGATTTACCCAAAATCTCTTTGCAAAAGGAACTTCCGGGAGTGCTCAAAGGCACAGGCGTAAGTACAGGTACAGTGAATACGCTGAGCGGATTATATGCTGCAGGTTCACTTGTGTCAAAGGTGTTTGCTGTCGGGCAAAGTATTACATCCGGAAATCCGAGGCATTTACTTGACCAGAGCAATGCGTATGTTCCGTCTAAATGGGGGAGCGGTCTAGGCATTCAGCAGACGCTGATGGTCAAGACTAATATCGGAGGCTTCTTCTTTGATGCTGTGTTTAGCGTTGATACTGAGCACAGTTTGACTGTTACGCAGCATCCGGTGCAGACTGGTGCCAATATCAGTGACCATGCTTTTGTAAATCCGGTCCGCATCAGTATGCAGGTGGGTGTATCTGATGCTATGGGTTACAGGTATGGTTTTGTATATGAGGGTGCAGGTGTATATAAATCTGTGCAGGCTTATCGCATGCTCTGCAAACTGCAGGAGCTGCGTATGCCTATGGATGTTGTTACTCGCCTGAATACGTATCCCAATATGCTTATTGAGAGCATTGATGTGAGCGATGATGTGTCGACGCTATGTGCGCTCAAAGCTACGGTTAATCTTGTACAGGTGCTGGTGGTTAATGTCGGGACCGAAAAGGTTTCGGCGCGTCAGTGGACTACAGGTGCACAGAATAAATCGCAGGAAGTGCAGCCTAAAGGCGACAACAGTACGATGTTGCGCAAAATGGAAAAAGCTTCTGATCTGGAGGTGAAGTGGTAATGAGCTATTATGAAATACCATTGACTACCACGCCTTTCGACCAGAAGACTTTTAAGCTGACGCTGGATGGCGAGCGTAACATCAACATCCTGCTGAAGCTACGCTATTATGATTTGTACGAGTTGTGGGTGGCTGATGTCTACGACAATAGCACAGGCGAAGAGTTGATTACAGGCATGCCGCTCGTTCCTGGCATTGATTTGTTAGGTCAGTACGCTTACCTGAATATTGGCAGTGCTCAAATCGTGGCTGTTGGTCCTACCACACAGGAGCAGCCTGATAATGAGACACTAGGCTCAGACTGGGTGCTTTTGTGGGGTGATGGCTCATGAGCAGTTATCTGTGGATGAGAAAGTGGAAAATCCTCGTAGTTGATGCTCAGGACAAAGAGGCACTGAATGTTTCCGACCTGCATGTGAAGTTTACAGTCAAAAAATCGCGGGAAATAAACAATTACTCGACTGTGGAGATTTACAATCTTACTGCTGCAACAGAGCAGAAAATCCTTAAAGAGGGTGACCGCATCATCATCGAGGCTGGCTATGAAGGCTATCTGACTGCTGGTGCAGATGGGACGATACAAGAAATCAAAGACTCCGAAGGTAATACCCAAGAGAAACAGTACGGAGTTATCTTTGACGGAAAAATTATTTATCCGTCCCGGCGCAAGGAGAACAACACTGACTATGTGCTGTCGCTCCTATGCGTAGACGGAGCTAATGTCCTTGGGAAAAATTTTATTGCTAAAACCTTAAACAAGGGCGTTAATCAACGTCAGATTTTGGATGCGGTCTGCGTCAAGTCAAAAACCAAAATACCTACGAATAGTATTACTCAGGGCCTGTCCGGGCAAAAGCTGCCGCGAGGCAAGGTTATTTTTGGCGAGCCTAAAGATTATATTTCTGATATTGCCCGCGGTAACGGTGCGAGCTATTGGGTGAACGACGGCAAGTTGAACATGATTAAGCTTGCTGACGCTGCCAAGGATGAAGCCATCGTGCAAACGCCTACGACCGGTCTTGTCGGTATGCCGACGCAGACGCAGTATGGCGCAAATTTTAAATTGCTGCTGAATCCTGCTGTACAGATGTGGTCGCTTGTCCAGCTTAAAAACAGCGAGATTGCGGAAGCGCAGGTCACGCCTGGTCAGGCGCAGATGCCGCTTGATGAAGAGTGGATCTATCAGGTAATCGAGCTGACGCATACTGGTGATACGATGGGGAATGATTGGTATACGTCCTGTACGGCTGTTTCTCGCTATGGTAAGGGCGTATTGCCTGCTCTCATGGCCAACAACTTGCAGAATCCGAACGGAGTGTGATTTTATGATTGATTTGAATTTGCGCACGCCTAATGTTGAACGGCAAGGAGAACTGGATGCTCGTGCCGCTGCAATCAAGACGCGCGTGTGTATGCCTGGCATCATCCAGAGCTTTGATGCTGCTGCTCAAACTGTTACTGTGCAGCCAGCGCTGCGGGAAAAAATGCTTGCAGACGGTGATGAATCATGGATAGATATTCCTTTGCTGGTCGACGTGCCCATCGTCGTGCCACGTGCTGGCGGCTATGCACTGACGCTACCTATCAAACCCGGTGATGAGTGTCTTGTGGTCTTTGGCGATATGTGCATGGATGGCTGGTGGCAGAGCGGCGGCGTGCAGAATCAAGTTGAATGTCGCAGGCATGACCTGTCTGATGGCTTTGCCATTATCGGCGTGTGGTCGCAGCCTAGAGTAATCCCCGGCTACAGCACAGGCTCTGCTCAGCTACGCAATGATGCGGGCAGTGCTTACGTAGAGCTTGCCGGAGACACGATTAACATCGTAGGCGGTACGGTAAACATTAAAGCAGGGCGGGTGAACATCAATGAGTAGTGCAACGCGTTTAGGCGATTTGGATACCGGTCATGATGCCTGTGCTCCGACAGCACTCGTATCGGCCAGCCCTAACGTATATATCAACGGCCGCGCTGCAGGCCGTGTGGGGGACAGCTATGCGCCTCATGGCTGCGTTGCGCATCCAACGCATAGCGGCGTCATCGCCAGCGGCAGCAGCTCCGTATACATCAACGGCAAGGCTGCAGGGCGCATTGGTGATCCCGTGAGCTGTGGCGGCACCGTGGCCGAAGGCAGCAGTAATGTTTTTATTGGAGGCTGATATGCAGGTTAGACGTTTAGACGACAATTGGGACTACTGCTTTGGTCGTGGCTCTCAAAATTACATCAGCGGCGTCGAAGCTGTCGGGCAGGCGATAAAGCAACGCCTGCTTTTGCTTTATGCCGAATGGTGGGAAGACTTAAAAGATGGGCTGCCGTTGTGGGAGCAAATCTTAGGCACGTCCGGCAGTGATGAGAATAGGCAGGCTGTAGATATTATTATCCGTGACCGTATAAGCGGCACGGAAGGCGTGCAGTCTGTCACGTCTTTTGAATCAAGCTATGAACGAAGACATTACAAATTCACGGCAACTGTAGAGACTATCTATGGCTCGTTGACTATTAGTAGTGAGGAGGTGCAGATGTGACGTATTTTAAGCCTTATGTTGATAGTACGGGACTGCATATCCCTACCTACAACGATATTTTAGAGGATATGATTGCCGCTATGAAGCAAATCTACGGTGATGATATCTATTTGGACAACAGCTCGCCTGATTACCAGCTACTGTCCATTTTTGCTTTAAAGCAGAGCGATACGCTGCAGGCTCTCGCGTATGCGTATAATGCACGCTCGCCTGAAACGGCTATTGGTACGTCGCTGGACAGCGTGGTAAAGCTGAACGGCATTAAGCGCAAGGCTGCAGGACACAGCACCTGCCAAGTAAAGATTACTGGTAACCCGTTTACGCAGATAACCAATGGTGCAGTAAAAGACCGCGCAGGGCTGACATGGGATTTACCGGCAAACGTAGTAATCGACTCCAATGGCACGGCTTATACTGTAGCTACATGCCGCACTGCAGGCGCTGTGAGCGCGCTGGCAGGCGATATAGCGCAGATTGAGACGCCGACATATGGATGGATAGCTGTTATCAACGAAGTGAGCGCTGTGCTGGGCAACACGCAGGAAACTGACGCGCAGCTCCGCCAAAGGCAGGCAATCAGTACGGCCAATCCGTCGCAGACCATGCTGGCGGGAACCAAGGGCGCTATTGCAGCACTTCCGGATGTGTCCCGCTATGCTGTTTACGAGAATGACACCAACGTTGACACTGTAACTGAGGATAATCCGTACGGACTGCCGGCGCACTCCGTAACCTGTGTGGTTGAGGGCGGCACGGACGAGGACGTGGCTGAGGCGATATACCTGCATAAAGGCATCGGCTGTTATACAAACGGTGATGTGGAGGTGCAGTATACCGACCAGAACGATTATATCAACACCATCAGATTTTACCGGCCGGAATATAAAACTATCTACATCAAATGCACGCTGAAGAAATATGTCGGCTATATGTCCAGCATCCAAGCCAACGTCAAGAGTGCGATATATGACTATTTGGCCGCGCTGACGATTGGTAGTGATGTGTCCGCGTCGGTGCTGGCCAATATCATCACTGACTGCAATCCGTCTTTGACGAAGCCAATCTTTGGCATAAAAGAACTCAAATTGGGGCTTGCCGCAGACGCGATGGTTGTTGCTGACGTTGCAATCGGTTACAAGGAGATTCCGGAGCCGGTATACGATGCCATTGAGGTGCAGGTCGATGCTTGATTTAAAATATTACAAAAAACTAATCACGAGCGAGTATCGCCGCAGCGTAAATTTTACGGCGATGGTGGAGCGGCTGCTTAGCTATGGCCTTGATTTGGACAGCAGTGCCAGCGATATGATTACGGCGTTCGAGGTTGACTACGCTACGACTGCACAGCTCGACATCCTCGGTGCTATTGTCGGAGTAAGCAGGCAGCTTACCTTTGAGCAGTCCGCTGCTGCTACAAGCGACATTGTTTGCCCGGCTCCGACGGAAATTGCCAGCGGCACGGAGTATCCGATAATCAACACGCCAGAGCCGCAGAACATGGCAAGCGTCAGCTTTATTTCCGGCTTTCCGCCGGGAGAGATGAACGACAGCAACAGCATGATGGACGATGATTTGTTCCGTCTGCTAATCAAAGCGCGTATTATCCAAAATGCGTGGAAGGGAACTATAACAGAGCTATATGAGTTGTGGGAATCGGTTATGGGTAAAGATAAGCATTTATCTATCGAAGATTTGCAGGATATGTCGTTCAACATCGTTCTGCAGGGCGATTATACTGCGCTGGAGCGCGAGCTGATTATCCACGCATATATCATTCCGAAGCCGGAGGGCGTACGCATCAACGTGCTGACATTCGTATCGACGGACGGCCTGCCGCTGTTCAGCTACGATTACAACACTATGCGTTACAGTGGTTACAATAGCCATTGGGCTGTAGAAGGGAGCGAGCTAACAAATGGCGAGAAGTAATTTTAAGGTTTTTGCTGAGGCTGTGGACAGCAGCAAGGTTGTATCCGATGCTGAGTACTCTGTCAATACTCAGCGCATCGGCGGCGTTGTTCCGGGGCTGGCGGCGGCTGACCTGCACAACAAGCTGTATAAACAGGCTACGATTATGGCTGCCGCTATGGCGCAGGTCCTTGTCGAGCAGGGGCAGGATGCTTTGGACAGCGATTACGCAGGCCTCGTAGCATCAATCAAAAAAACATTCCTGCTGTCGCTGAACGGCGAAAAACCGGATGCAAAAGGCAATCTGCAGAAGAATTTTGTATATAGCGTTGAGGGCAAAAAGCCGGACAGCAGCGGCAATGTGTCTTTGAATATCGATTATCTCAACGCGATGAGCTTTGTCGGCTTCGTGGTAATCACCCGCGACAACATCAATCCCGGCACAAGACTTGGCGGCACGTGGCAGCTTCTGCAAAGCGGCCGCTATATCCGTACTGCCGGCGCAGGTTATCCCGGCGGAACGATGGGTGGCAGCGACGGCTTTACGTTGGGCGTGACCAACCTGCCTGCGCATGGGCATGATGCGTTGATATATAGTGCAGACCTTTCCGGCAATTTTCGCAGCCGAAGTAACACTTTTTATGGGAAGAACAATTCGCTTAGCAACACTTTAGGCTACGAGGCTGCAAATGGTAGGTTTAGCGTCCAGGAAAGAGGTTTGCGGTCTGAGGGCAATGCTGACAGCAATCAAACGGAGTATATTTGCCATTTTAACGGCAACCATACGCATCAAATAGCCATCAAATCTACCGGCAACGGAGAAAAGGTAACCTTCGAGCCGTCTTATCTGTGTTTATATTTTTGGGTGCGTACTGCATGAGGTGATATGAATGAGTAATGCAAGAATACAATTTAGCACAGCGTACGAGGAAAAATGGCTGCAGGTGAATCCTGTGCTGCGTGAGGGCGAGCTTGTTATCGCACGCAAAGCGAACGGCAAGCGCAAGCTCGTGGTCGGCAAAGCTGGCGGCTCCTCATACGCAAACTCCGAGGTGGTGTGGGATGCCGAGCAGGCTGAAACATATATGACTACCACCAAGGATTTAAGCGAGAATGTCAACGTCTTTGTGCCGCACATCGATTCCGCCGGCATTTTGACTTGGACGAACAAAGCGGGATTAGCTAATCCCACCGCAGTAAATATCAAGGGGGCAAAGGGTGACAAGGGCGATCCCGGACCGCAAGGTCCGAAAGGTAATGAAGTTACTATTGATGAGGAACTATCTTCAACTTCTATTAATCCCGTACAGAATAAAGTAGTAACGACAGCGATTGATACTCTTACTGCTAGTATTCTTAAAACGTCTATGGTTAATACATGGACGGCGCAGCAAAATTTTTATGACCTTATGCTCAACAGAGAGAAATACACTACCTATGTTGTCAATGGCACTTCTGACACGCCTATAATCTCTACAATGGTTTATGCTGTAACAGGTGCATTTACACTTAACCTTGCTACTTTGGCTAAGGCATTAAGTGCTAGTCAATCATCCGTATTTACTGCGTATTTTGCTGCAAATGCAGATTACAGTTTGACTATAAGCAATGCTGGTACATTAAAATACACCGGTAGTGCATCTGATGTTGCTATCACGAGTGCAGGATTGCTTCTTAACATATGGATGAGCAAAGATGGCGGTGGTACTTTGACTAGCATCGTACAGGCTAGTAAGTTATCGTGAGGTGACAAGTATGGGACTTAATCGTATGTTGATGTGCATTTGATCAGGAGGTATATCTATGTTAACAAGACTTATGTTTAGTGGGGGGAGCGCGCAGGTGCTAGTGATGCAGGCGGGCACGAATGGAGTGTCCTATCCCTCTTATGGTTATGATGGCTATGGCTCAATATCCCCCGATTATATTTTGCATCAAGGCGAAAAGTATGTAATAAATGTATTTTATACAACTACTAGATTTGGTAAAAGTTATTTATATTTCAAAAATAACAAAATCCCAAATGGTGAAAAGATGATTATAGAGGTTAATGGAATTGTTTACACTCTTAATAAAGAGGCTCAATACAACAGATATCGCATTGATGCAAACCTTTTTACATCCGTTGGCACATATATAATTAAAATCCTATCAATAGAATGAGGTGATAGCGGTGTTTAAAGTTAATGACAACAACATCAGGATGATTAGAGGTGATAGCGGTGTTTTCAATATCAGCATCACCGATATTAATGGTAGGAATGTTGAACTGACTGACAGTGATGTGTTAACATTTACGCTTCGTCGCACAGTACGGAATCCAACTATCATCCTGCAAAAAATCATTGCTGGCGGCGAGCTGGATATCAAGCCAGCCGATACCGAGGGGCTGACGTTTGGCGCATACGTCTACGACATCGAGCTCAAACGTGCTGATGGCTACGTTGATACAGTTATTCCACCACACGAATTCCTCATTTTGGAGGAGGTGACGTATTAAATGGAAAAATTATACGGCACGCTGTCGGCAACATCAGCAACGCTTCACGGCACATTGTCGGCACGGACTGTTATCGGTGCTGATATTTATGACGGAGCTTATACGGTACACTCCGAAGCTCATGAAGTGCAGATATTGCCGACGGCAAACAAACAATTAACAAAAAATATTACAGTTGAAAAAATACCGTACTACGAAACAAGCAATTTGTCAGACGGTATTACAATCTACATAGGCGACGAAAGGGAGGTCGAAATTTATGGCTGAGAAAACCATTAGTAAAGTTGTGTATGGCGGTAAAACGCTGATTGATTTGACAAGTGATACCGTTACCGCTGACAAGCTGCTTAGCGGCGTTATCGCACATGACAAGAGCGGCGCGGCTATTACCGGTGCCTGCACATATGACGCTGACACCAGCGATGCGACTGCTGCCAGCGCAGAAATTTTAAGCGGAAAAACAGCATATGTTAATAAAATCAAAGTTACCGGCGAAATGAAAAACAACGGAGCTGTTACCGGCAGCATCAGCAAAAAGGCTGAGGCGTACAGCATCCCCATCGGTTACCATGACGGCAGTGGCAAGGTGGGCATCAGCTCTACCGAGCAAGCTAAGATTATTGCCACCAACATCCGCGCCGGTGTATCCATCTTGGGTGTTGAGGGTACCATGAGCGGTACCGAGGGCGCCAAGGTACAAGCTAAAACTGTTACGCCGACCACGACACAGCAAATCGTGTTGCCTGACAGCAGTCAAGGTTTTAACTATTTGTCGCAGGTAACAGTCAACGCTATTCCATATAATGAGAGCGACAATGCTCAGGGTGGGAAAACCGTTACCATAGGCTAAGGAGTGTAAAAAATGGCAGTGAATAAAGTTATTTATGACGGCAACACCTTGGTAGACCTTACCGGTGATACCGTCACCGCTACCGATTTAGCAGACGGAGTAAAAGCAACCGGTGCAGACGGTAACCCTATTATAGGGTTGATGCAAAAGGTCACCATTGATACTGAGCTGTCAGCCACCAGCACAAATCCTGTTGCTAATAAAGTTGTTTACAATGCCCTAAATAATAAACTAGATAAGACAGGTATAGCTGCCTATGCGACAAGAGACGGCTCCGGCAATATAATCACAGATACCTATGTGAAAAAATCCGAAGTTAGCGATGGCGTTAGCACATCGGAATCTAATACATGGACGGGCAAACAGACTTTTCAAAAAATGAAATATAACTTTGAAAGTTATAATGCCCCTCGTGTTAGCGGTGCTACTGATAACCCTTCTTCGTCGGTGGTAGTATATAATGTGCAAGGTAATTTTACGCTAGATATGTCAGTATTAGCAGGTCTGCTAAGCAATGGTGACGCTACATTATTTACTGCCTATATTACTTCAAATGGAGCATACACGCTAAGCATTAATAATGCAGGTACTCTTAAATATGTAGGCACTGCTGCTGATTTGGCGATAACCAGCAGTGGCCTGCTGCTAAACGTACTGCTGACTAAAAATACCAGCGGTGACGTGACAAGTATCGCACAGGCATCTAAACTTTCGTGAGGTGTATAACATGAGTATTAATCGAATTTTGATGAAAACTAATGGTAGTATCATTGAAGGTGACGGCGTATTTATTATGACTATGGGAGGGAAGAGCAACCAGTATGGATACAGTCGCAATAATGGCAATTATGGTGACGTCACAGGTAATGTTACACATGACGGCAGAGCCGTTACTCTTGTTATACTGAGTTATTATGGTGGATGGCTTGACATAGCCTTTAAGGAAGAAGGTATAACAAGTGGCAGCCGTAACATTAGCCTTAACATCACTCCTATAGAAACAGGCATTACTGTGCCCCTTGCAGTTGGTAAGATGTCATATCAAGGTAGCTTAGTAGGATTTTACACCTTCCTGCAACGTGTGCCGTCCAGTATCTCTAGCATGTTTACCGCTGCTAACGTGGGAAAGAAATTTAAAGTTGAAATTGTATTTAACTAAGGAGGACTGAGGATGAAAACAACTTATACATACAAAAAGCAGACCTACTCTAATTTATACGAGCTTTCCGAAGCGTTAGGCAAAGAGGGAATTTTCATTCCGCTGTCTATTACTGACGAAGCCCTCAAAGAATTAGAAGTAGACGTAACGAACGAAGATGAAAGTTTGGATAGCGTCAAAGAACATAAAATTTTAACGCTTAAAATCCAACGCGATAATCTCGAAGTAGAACCCATTGCCTATAATGGTCATAGTTATGACTATGACAGTAAAGCACGTGACAGAATCAGTGCTGCAATTATTGCGCTGGAGTTGCAAGGCGAAGGAGCTACAATAGAGTGGACCACGGCAGATAATGATGATGCGGTGGTAACAGCGCAGGACCTGCGTATGATTATCGCTTCCGTGGCTGCACGTAGCAACAAATTGCACACAGCGTATAGAGCCGCCAAGGCGCAGGTGGAAGCTGCAGTTACTGCGGATGAAGTAAAAGCTGTAACAATGAATTAGGAGGTTTCAAAATGGATTTTTTAGCTTTACGTTATGCCGTATACAATACGGCACACACTTTGACTCATGGTTTTACCTATAAATCGGTGATTGGAGTTATTTTGGCGGTTCTGCTGCACAAGCATGCGGTACTGTTCATGGTTTTCTCAGCCTTGGTGTTCCTTGATTGCTTCACGCGCTGGATGTCTTTGAGCTACAAACGCCTGCAGGGCATGGGCAAAACTCCGACCGTGATGCAGATTATCGGCGGCATCGAGGCAGCACGTGCCGAAGGATTGATTTCCAGTGAGGTCATGAAGCATAGATTTGTTGGCAAGGTCATCGTATACATTCTTTGCGTACTGGCTGCTGTGCTGGTAGACTTGGCGATGATTACGCTGTATCAGCCTGTGTGGGCTGTCCCGCTGGTGGCAGGTTACCTGGTCATCACAGAGCTGCTGTCTATTTGCGAGAACCTCAACGACGCCGGTATTGAGGCAGTGCAAGGTCTTGTTAATGTTATCAAAAAGAGAAGAGGTTGATTGTTATGGCTATGTTATCTGCTCATTTTTCTGAGGCCGAATTTGCTTGCAAGCATTGCGGAACGCTGCCGACATATGGCATTAGCTCTGCATTGCTGACTGGTCTGGAACGTTTGCGTGCACGTTTAGGTCGCCCGATAATTATTACTAGCGGCTATCGTTGCCCGGTACACAATGCTGCTGTTGGTGGCGTTAGCAATTCCCAACATGTCGCAGGTACCGCCGCTGATATCTACGTCGACGGTGTATCTACACGCGAGCTGACCCGCATCTGCAAGCAGATTTTTGACGGTGTGGGTACTTATGTATCGCAGGGCTTTGTCCATGTTGACATGCGTGCCGGCGGCTCCGTCCCGGGCTATTATCTGTGGGAGGGCTAAAATGTGGGGAAAATATTGCGCAATTACTGCAGCTATATTGTACTTGCTGTTATCTGCCTCTGCATCGGAGGCATCGTCGGCTACAACCTACACAACCTACACGATGACGGCGGCGGAAATGTCAGCGCTCGACAGCAGGTTGAGTCTGCTGCTGCAGCAAACAAAGAGCACCAGGCGAGCGCTGGCAGAATCACAAGTAGCGCTGACCGAGTCGAGAGCGGAATTGAACAAGCTCAAGACGGAATCAATAAAGCTGCAGATAGAGCTGCAAGCTCAGAGCAGCTTATTGGAGAGTGCCAACAGATCCTTGCAGGCATCCGCCAAAGAGGAAGCTCGCACCCGCCGCAGAATTAAAGCACAACGCAATACCGCTATCGTTACGGCTGTTGGTCTGCTTGCCTATGCTATTAATAAATGATGATTGATTGGGAGAAAGTGATATCTTAGGAGGTCTTGTATATGGATGTCACTCGTAAGCGAGCGCGTGCGTGGCTGCGTATGTGCTCACGAATCGAACTTGACCGTGCCATGGAAGAAGCACGGCTTACGGAGCAGCAGCGGGAAGTCATCGAGTTAATGTTTACCCGAGGCTTGTCCGTGGTTGCTATCAAATTACGCTGTAATATGGACGAGAGTACAGTAAAACGTATCCTTGCCCGCTCTTACGACAAAATCTACAATGTCATCATGTAACCTGCGCCCCAGTGATCCTGGGGTGCTTTTTTTATGCCCTTTTATTGCGCTTTTGCACATCGCTTTTGCCTATACAATGTAGACAGAAATGAGGTGAGCTTATGAATTTTGCAAATATGCCAAATCAACCGAACCTGCCGCCTATGCCGCAGCTCTTTGGTCAGCCAGCACAGCAGATGGCTCCAGCTGGTGAGATTGTATGGGTGCAGAGCGTCGACCAGCTCAATGCTTTAACTCTCCCGCCTAATGCGTCAAGAATCTACATGAATTCTGCTGATGCGGAGTTTTATATCGTAACTACGGACAAAATCGGCATGAAATCTGTAGCAACGTACACGTTTTTGGAGAAGCCCAAGCCGCAGCCTGTCGAGTACGTTACCAAGGCGGAGTTTGCAGAGCTTATTGCTCTGCTGAAAGGAGTGCAGAATGAATCCAATTTACCAAAGGCAGAATCAGCAGCAGCGTCAACCTCAGGCGGGCGACCTGCAGGTCATCAAGCAAAATCTCAATGATAAAATGCTACAACAATTTATTGCCCAAGCTAAGCAGCAGGGAATCTCAGAAAATGATATCAATGCTGGCTTGAGAATGCTCGGGTACAAGTAGGCATCACGCGCGATGTGCATTATTATAAAAGGAGGGATATCTTATGGATATCGGCGAAGCAATGGCGTTGACCAATAGCAACAATAATTGGATGAATAATCCTTTTATGTATCTCATCTGGTTGGCGTTTTTCGGCGGCGACGGTTTTGGCTTTGGCCGTCGTGGTAATGCCTTGACTCAGGCAGAATTACAGGAAGGTTTCAATAATCAGAATGTAATGCGTGCCCTGGAAGGCATTAAAAACGGCGTTTGTGATGGTTTTTACGCTATGAACACAAATTCTCTGCAAGGTCAGAATCAGCTGCAACGTGATATGTGTCGAGGCTTTGATGCAGTCACTGCTGGTGTTACTAATACTGGCTATCAGCTGGGTAACCAAATCACGGAGAACCGTTTTTCGGCTCAGCAGTGCTGCTGCGAGACCAATCGCAACATCGACAGTGTAAAAGCCGAAAATTACAAAAACACTTGTGAAATCACCACTGCTATCCACAGCGAAGGTGAAGCTACTCGTGCTCTTATCACTGCTAACCAAATTCAGGAACTTCGTGATCAACTGGCAGCCCGTGAACGTGAATTGCAAGCTGAACGCTATCAGGTTAGCCAGCTCACTCAAAACAGTACTATCATCGAGGCAGTGCGTCAGCTGTTAGGTCAGCGTGGTTGCGCTGGCTGCCAATATCTGACTGCTGCTTGATTGGCGGTGAAAGGTAATGGCTTATCTGAATACTTATAATCTTGCTAGTCAAGCTCTGGAGGTTGGCAATGTTATTGCACTGGGGGCTAACGACGTGCAGTTTAGTGGCTGCTGCAATGGTTTGAACCATGCAGCGGGCACTGGCATTATCAATGTCAAGGCTCAAGGTGTGTACGAGATCAACGCTACAGTGACTGTTACTGCTACGGCAGCTGGTGCTATCGGCATACAGCTCTATAATGGTGCTGATGCTGTACCGGGTGCTGCTGCCAGTCAAACTGCTGCTGCCGCTGGTGTGGTGACGCTGCCCATCAGCAAACTGATCCGCGTGCGTCCGTCCTGCGCTGCTGTCGGTAATGCGGCAAATCTCAGCCTGCAGCTGACAGGTGGTGCCGGAACGGTCACCAGCGTCAATGTAGCAATACATCAAATCGCTTGATTTTATGCGGTATAGTCTTTAATGGCTATACCGCATATTTTTTATTTAAAATTTAAATTTATGACTTGTAATAATCAAAAAGTAGAGTTAATATACATATAATGAAGATGAAAGGTGGTTATGAACCATGAAAATTATTGATGTTATGCAACAATGGAATGATGATTGCAATGATTCTTTTCAAATGCTGGCTGGTTGAACAACTCGAATACGATTGCAGCGAAATTGAAGCTTTGAAAGCTACAAAATCGTATCTGGAAAAATTCACTGAGGCTGATTTCGCCGAGCTCATCGGCGGAAAAGATGCTTGGCTGGAAGCGCTAAGAACAATAGATAGTCTTTTGAAAGCCTGAATCCCTCACCGCTAACTAAAATTTAGTTAGCGGTTTTATTTTGACCACTTTTTGACTGCTACATCTAGACAGATATACAAAGATATAGTAAAATATAGCATAGTGTGAATGTTGTCTACCTGCGTAGACATGCGGAAAATGGGGATTTATGCCTTTTGGGGCTGTGGTCTAAAAATGGTCTTGAAAACTAGCGAAGGTGCAAGCCTTCCGTGGGTTCGAATCCCACCCTTTCCGCCATTAAAAAATTATAATAGGGTCTTGCAATTTAGATAAGAATCTGTTATAATAAACAAGTAGTCTAATGGAGTGGTACTCAAGCTGGCTGAAGAGGACGGTTTGCTAAATCGTTAGACGGTTTACCCCGTGCGTGGGTTCGAATCCCACCCACTC